CGGCGGGCATTTTTGTTAAGGAGTGGCATGGAAATTGACAATGAGTTTAGAAATTACATAAGGCCCTTGTCCGCTGAGGAGTTTGAAAAACTAAAGACAAACGTGTTGGCTGAAGGCATCAGAGATCCGCTGGTAACCTGGCAAGGCATATTGCTGGATGGTTATCACAGATATAAAATTGCGCAAGAGTGCGGGCTTGAATATAAAACTGTAGAAGTGGAATTGCCTGATAGGGATGCCGCTAAAGAATGGATATTGGTAAATCAATTAGGGCGGAGAAATTTAACTGAACAAGAGGCAAGCTACTATCGGGGCAAGCTATATAGCGCAAGGAAGCAGTCGCATGGGGGAGATAGAAAATCAAGTTGCCAAAATGTCAACTTGATTGGAACTGCAGAGGAATTAGGAAGTCAATATGGGGTTTCCGAACGAACAATAATTCGTGACGAGCAATTCAGTAAAGCCGTAGACAAAGTTGCTGATGAAATTGGAGCTGAAGCGCGCAATGCTATTTTATCTGGTCAGGCGAAAGTGCCAAAAGAAAGCGTTGAGCAACTTGTAGATATAAAGCAGAAAGCGCCTGAGTTCATTGAACCGATATTAAGCGGTGAGATGCCAATAAGCAAAGCGATGCGGGAGATACAAAGAAAAAATGTAATTGAAAATAAACCGAAGCCAAGACTTCCAGACGGCAAATATTCTGTTATATACGCCGATCCACCCTGGCCAGTAGGCTCAATAACAATGGACAAATGGCAAAGCCCTATCGAAGATAAATATCCTACTATGAGTATTGAGGATATAAGTAATTTGCCAATTGGAGAATTGGCCGCTGACGAGTGTTCCTTATTCTTATGGACTACGCATACTTTTTTGCCAGACGCATTAAGGCTAATTGATATATGGGGATTTAAATACTTTTGTTGTATCACGTGGGATAAGGGCAATGGGTGGACACAAAATGGTTTTCACAAGAGGACAGAGTTTTTACTTTACGCTTACAAGGGCGGAATTAATGTAGATCAATATGGACAAGCGATACCAACCATAATAACAGAGCCAAGTACAAAACATTCAAAAAAGCCTGACACGATAAGAGAATTAATTAAAAACAAAACACCTGAGCCAAGACTTGAAATGTTTGCGCGGGATATTTATGATGGTTGGGTGTGCTGGGGAAATGAGGTGAATAATGAATGAGGGATGGGAAGGCGAAAGTATAATTAGAGCTTATTTATCCAAGAGACATATCCTTCATTTGCAAGCCGACTTGATGGTATTTGTAAAAGGGAAATGGCAAATATGGGAAATAAAACACCAAGAGCGTTTTGAGAAGCCGCCTTTCGATGGGCACGGACTGCCTAAATGGCAAATTGATGCCAGACTAAAATTTCAAGATGACACTGGAATAAGAGCTTTGTTATTTATTGTTGATAAAAAGACTGGGATAATTTATTGGCAATATATGGACGAGCTAATTAAAGGCAAGGCATATCAGACCAACGGTAAAAGCCCAAGAATAATATTTCCAATTGAAAGCTATAATATTTTAGAGGATGGATTCGAACAATGAACAGAGATGACGTTTTATTTTGTCCTGATGCCACTTTTGCGCACAACCCGAAAAGCCGGCAGTTTCGCAAACTGCCCAATTATCGCGAAAGCTGGTAGACGCAAAAAAGCGGTGGTTTTCCGCGTTTGTGTTCTGTTGAAGGTCTTTATTCGTTTATGCTCATAAACAAAAGAAACACTGGGAAATTTTCAACCGCGGACGCGCTTATCAGCCAGGTGCGCGTCTGTTTTGTTTAACGCGGCATAAATCAGATAAGTTTGGAAATTGGTCGCAAAATCGCTTGACTATTGTCAAATAGTGCGTATAATAATAAGTAGAAATAACCAATTAGTGATTAGTAAAGGAGACAAGATGAACGCAAAACTCAGCACGGAAGACACGAAACTTTTAGTAAAACTATCCCGGGCGCGCGGCGATGACAGTTTGAGCAAAACCATCACCGACCTTATCGAAGACCAGTACTCTCAAGAAGTATTCTTTGGTAAAGCCACTTGGGAAGCCAACCCCACCACCGAAAGACGACTTCAGGCACTTGCGAAAATCTACAACTTATCCAAAGTGGAAGAACTAAGCGTGCTTATCGCTGAAGCCGCGGATTACGCGGGGGTGACATTATGAAACCGAGAGAAGGCGACCGTTTGGTACTGATATCCAAAGACCACGCTGAAATGCTCGACAACTTGGCGCGGTTGAATAACACCACCCCATCTGAACAAATGAAAAGCCTCATTGAAGAGGCGATTGGCAACGCAGAACAGGAAATGGCTTACAGCGGGGAGTGGTACTATCATTGCGACCACGACACGCTTCTGAAGTCCGATGCTGGCGAATACCGCTGTCGCTGGTGCGGCAGAGTTATCGCGCTGGCGGAAGTTGAAGTTCCATTTTAGGCGGTTGAAATGGATGCCTATTGGTTACTCGTAATCGCGAAATGGCTTGCGCTGGCTGGTTTGATTGTCGGCGCGGTAGTTTGGCTGGAAAGCATCCCTGAGGATGGTTAGAAATGAGAAAGTACAGCGCTGAAGAGCTTGAACGCCACTCGCTTGCGTGGTGGCAGAATGAGGAACGAATCGGCGACCTGCTGGGTTACATCGGTGACGCTGAACCCTGGCAATGGAAACATGTGGCAATCTGGGAAAAGCAACTCCAGAAAGCCTATGCAAAGAGAAAGGAATTAGAAGAAAAGGAGCAGATATGAATGACATAGTATTGAGTTACCAAGACAAGGCGGCGGTTTCCACCTATGACGAGGTGGAGCGCGCCGCCAATGCAATGGCAAAAAGCGGCTTTTTCAGCGACACGAAGTCAGCCGCCCAAGCAGTCGTCAAAATTCTGGCTGCCAGAGAAATTGGACTGGGTCCCTTCGCTGGGATGACAGGCGTGAACATCATCCAGGGCAAACCCGCATTTGGCGCGAACATTATGGCGGCGTGTGTGAAGAAATCGGGGCGCTATAATTACAAAGTCGTCGAAATGACGGAGAAGGCTTGCACAATTGAATTTTCCGAAAAGCTGGACGGCAAGTGGATAGCTTGCGGAACGTCCAGCTTTACTATTGAGGATGCGCGGAAAGCAGGAACGAAAAACCTTGAGAAGTTTCCGCGCAACATGCTATTCGCCCGCGCGATGAGCAACGGCGTCCGCTGGTTCTGCCCTGACGTGATGAACGGCTCGACAGTTTACACGCCAGAGGAACTTGGAGCGGAAACGGACATTGACGGCAATGTGGTGGAGGCCGAGTCGACAGAAGCAGAATTCGTAAGAGAGCAGGAGGTTGAGCCTGAAGCTGAAGAGGCTCCAGTGAAAGCTGAACCGCTGACGCTGGAAGCAGCCATGAAAATAGAGAGCAAGAGCGCAGGTAAAATCTACGGCGAACTGGCGATGGGTGAGCTAACGGCGCGTTACAACGCGCTGGTGAAGGCGTTGAAATCAAACGACCTGACGCCGGTTGAGTATGCGGAAAAAGAACGCAAATTGGCAGCGTTGAAGCTGATAATCAACGCAAAGAACAAAGGCGAAATAGATTAGCGCGGGTGCCTCCTTCATCCGCGAAGCCTGCCGGCGGGCTGAAACACCGGCAGAAAAGAGACGAAATGGACGCAAAGGAATTATTGAATAAATACTCAGACAACTTGGTCGGGATTGACAGCTTGAGGGCTGAAAAACAGGCGCTTATTGACACGATCTTGACGCCTGAAATCAAAGAGAAACTGGCGGAGGTTGAGGCTGAATTTGCCCCCAAAGTCGAAGCACTTTATGAGCAAAACGAGCAGCTGTTAGCACAGGTGAAAGCTGAAGTATTAGAAGCTGGCGCAACAATATCAGGCGACTTTCACCAGGCAGTTTTTACGAAGGCGCGTATCACGTGGGACAATAAAGGGTTGGCAGGTTATTCTGTCTCGCACCCCGAAATTATGGTATTCCAGAAAATTGGCGAGCCAAGCGTGAGCATCCGCGCGAAGGGGTAGAAATGGACTTGCGCGAGTATTACGCGGCGCTGGCAAGTACAATCACCGAAGCCGACCTTAGGCTG